CCACGCCGGCCTGCTGCAGTTGCCCGAAAAAGAGATGACGGCGCAGGAGGCGCACCTCCGGATCCAGTTGATGATGCGCGTCCTCGGCCCCGGAGTGCTCGGCCGCCACAAGTCGGAGTTCCTCGACCCCGCGATCTCCCGGGTATTCGGCATCATGCTCCGCGGTGGCGCCCTCCCTCGCCCCCCCGATGAAATCCTGCAAGCCCCCCCGGAAGAGCGGTCGATCGACGTGGTCTACAAGGGGCCGCTTGCGGCCGCGCAGCGGTCGCAGGACACGCTGGCGATCGACTCGCAGATGGACGCCACGCTCTCGATCTACGAGCGAACGGAGGACCCCGATGTGCTCGACACGATCGACTTCGACGAGGCGTTGTGGAGCCGGGCGTCCGGCGGGTCCGTCCCGTCGAAGGTCATGCGGGGCAAGGACCAGGTCGCAGCCCGCCGCGAAGCGCGCGCGAAGGCGGCGCTCGATGAGAAGGCCCGGGTCGACCGCACGGAGATGGCGGACGAGATGCTCAAGACCGCCCAGGCCCGGAAGGTCGACGCGGAGGCCGACCCGGGGATGATGGGCGGACGTACCCGGATGGTCCCTGAAGCGGAGATGGGGCTGTGAAGCCGGGAGTTCCGAATTCGCAGCGACTCCTGCAGGAGATCATGGCCGAGCGCGACCGGATGACGCGCGGGGCCACGCGGGAGAAGCTCACGGCCTACCGGATCGCGTTCGACACCCACGAGGGGAAGAAGGTCCTGGCCGACCTTAAGAGCTCGTACGGCGGGATCTCCTTCGTGCCGGGGTATCCGGACGTTTCGGCGTTCAACGAGGGACGCCGCTCCGTTGCAGACGATATCGAGACCATCCTTGCCGCCGCGGCATTGATGGAAACTTCAGACCCAGGAGGAGGGTGAACCATGCACGGTAAGCCGTGGAACTGGAGCAAGTTGACGCTGGCGGAAGGCGACGGGACGGGCGGGCCGGGAGGATCCCCTGGGGGCGCTCCTCCCGCTGATCAGGAGTGGTTCACCGGCCTGCCCGATACACTCAAACCGGACGCGGCCGTGTTCGAGCCTTTCAAGGGCAAGCCGGTCACCGACGTCCTGGGCGCGTACCGGGACCTGTCGAAGAAGGCGGCGGACTTCGCCGTCCCGGCAACGCCCGCGGAGTACGGCATCAAGCTTCCGACGCCCCCCGCCGGGATCTCGATCGACGATGTCGTGGACCAGAAGGCCCTCGAGGAATTCGTCGCCATGGCCCACAAGGCGGGCACTCCCGCGAAGGTGCTGCAGGGGATCGTCGACCAGCAGGTCGCCTTGGGGATCGCGGCTCACGCGGAGAACAAGAAGCAGGCCGACGCCGCCGACGCCGCCCTGCGGACGTCGTGGTCGGACAAGTACGACGAGAACAAGGCGCTGGTGGAGCGCGAGATCAAGGCGCTGCCCGCGAAGATGCAGGACAGCATCACCAAGGCCGGCATGGGGAACGACCCGCATCTGTTCGAGCTCATCTACCTGATCGCCTCCGCACGGAGCGAGGGCAAGCTGCGCGCCGGCGGGGATTCGGGGGCCAGCAAGAAGCCCCTCTCCGAGCGGCTGTACGGCACCACCTGACCCGTTTTTCCGGGGCGCAAAGACGCCCTTTGATCCACCGATTCACCACACCCCCCGAAAAGGAGAACGATCATGGCGACAGTGGGCGCAGGCGTCCTCACGCTTGCCGATTGGGCGAAGTCCATCGGACCGGACGGGCGAGTGGCGGCGGTAATCGAGCTGCTCTCGCAGAGCAACGAAATCCTCGACGACATGCTGTTCAAGCAGGGCAACCTGCCGACCGGGGAGCGCACCACGATCCGCACCGGGCTGCCGGCGGTTTACTGGCGGCTGCTGAACCAGGGAGTCGCCACCAGCAAGTCCACCAAGGCGCAGATCGACGCGCAGTGCGGGATGTTGGAGGCGTGGTCCGAGGTCGATCTGGACCTGGCCAAGCTGGCGCCCGACGTCGGTGCGTTCCGGCTCTCCGAGGCCAAGGCGTTCATCGAGGCGATGAACCAGGAGATGGCGCAGACGCTGTTCTACGGCACGGCGGCGGCGCCGGAAGAGTTCATCGGCCTGGGCGCGCACTACTCCGCGATCTCCGGAGCGGCGAACGCGCAGAACATCCTCGACGGCGGCGGGACCGGCTCGGACAACGCCTCCATCTGGCTCATCGTGTGGGGCGACACGACCGTCCACGGGATCTTCCCGAAGGATTCCGAGGCGGGTCTGGTGCATGAGGATCTGGGCATCGTCACCGTGGAGACCACGGCGGGCGTGGCCGGTTCCCGGATGCGCGCCTACCAGGACCGGTTCCAGTGGAAGACCGGCGTGGTGGTCAAGGACTGGCGGTACGCGGTCCGCATCGCCAACATCGACGTCTCGGATTTAACCAACGAGAACGTCGCCGCGGCGAACCTGGTGAAGCTCATGAGCCGGGCGATGGACCGGATCCCGTCCTTCTCCATGGGCCGGGCGTCGTTCTACGCGAACCGGACGCTCAAGAGCTTCCTGCGGGTGCAGGCCCTGGACAAGAGCCAGAACGCGCTCTCCATCCCGGCGGCCTTGACCCAGTTCGGCAACCCGGTCCGCGGCAACGTCGATTTCCTGGGCGTGCCCGTGAAGACCGTCGACGCGCTGGCCGAGAACGAGTCGCGGATCGTCTAACCCGCAACCACCACCTTCCGAAAGGAGATCGATCATGGGAATCAGGGACGCACAGGCGCAGCTCTGCAGCGCGCAGGCGTTTGCGGCGACCGCAATCTCGGAGAACACTTACGATTCCGGGGCCGCGGGGAACGACATCACCGAGGGGGAACCCCTGGGGATCGGCATCAACGTCACCGTCGCGGCCGACTACACGACCGGGAACGAGACGTACCAGTTCGACGCGGTGCAGGACGCCGACGTGGCATTGGGGTCGCCGACCGTGCTCGCCTCGAGGATCGTCACAGCGGCGAACCTCGCGGTCGGTTCCCGGGTGGTACTCCCGATCCCGCCGGGTTCCAAGACCGAGCGGTATCTCGGCCTGCAGCTCACCCTCGGCGGCAACACGCCGACGATCACCATCGACGCGTTCATCGCGCCGCTGTCGTTCCTGGGAGGCTGGAAGGCGTACGCCGACGGCTTCTCGATCACCTGAGAGCGGGGGTGATCCGTGAAAGTCCGAGCGACAGTATTCGGCGAATACCGAGGCAAGCGCAAGCCCGGAGACGAGTTCGAGTTCGAGGGCAAGCCGTCCGGCAAGTGGATGGAGCCGGTCGACGATGCCGCCAGGGCCGCGTTCGAGGCGGCGGGCATCAAGGTCGCGTCGAAGCCCGTTCCTCCTCCATCGTTCCCGACCGGGGAGACCACCCTCGCGGGGGATGCCGTAGAACCTCACAAGAAGACCAAAGCGGAGGCCAGGGCGGAGGCGGAAGCCGAGGCCAAGGCGGAGAAGCACGGCTCCACCGGCGACAAGAACGTCATCTGACCTGACCGCCCCCGGGGGCCTCGCGCTCTCGGGGGCATCCCCACGAAGGAGGATCCACCCGATGAAAAAATACGTTCTTCTCTTCCTCGCTGCATCGCTCCTGATGGCCGGAGCCATCGTCCCGGCGTACGCCGCCGGCGGAGCTTGGAGCGCCACGTGGACGCTCACGCAGGCCACGGACAACCAGGCAAGCGCGGCGGTTGCGCTTCCCGGTTCCGCATCCATCGGCGGGCCGGTCAAGACCCTGTGGGTCACACATGGAAGCGCCATCACGTCGAGCACGACCACGATCCAGTGCTCGCCGGACGGAGGCACCACCTACTACGCCTTCTATTCGTATCCCAACGGCACGAATATCGTGGCGGGCACCACGGCCGCGGCGGTCACTGCCGTGATGTTCCAGGTGGCCGGAGACGTTTCCGCCTGCACCCACGTGAAGGTCTATTTCGGGACCGCGCAAGCGGCGGACGAAACCGGCAAGATTTACGGTCGATAGCGTTTCGGAAGCCACGAGCTGAGGGGCGCTTCTCCTTTCCGGGGGGGAGCGCCCTCTGGCTGGTCGCTTTCAGGCAGTACAGATCAAACAAGGGAGGCAAGCGATGGGCGATATCGGTCGTAGCGAGTTCCTCAATGCCGCGACGGCGATCAGGCGGCTGCGGTCGCTGCTGGAGGGCAAGAAAAAGGAGATCGACGGGGAGCTGTCGTTCTTCGCCGGCGCGGAGAAGGCGCTTGTGGTCCTGGGCGAGGCGGACCGCGCCCGCGGTGAGATCGATGCCGGGATCCAGGCGGCGAAAGCCGCCCTCGCCGGGCTGGACGCGAAGGTCCTGGCGGCCGAGGGTGCGTCCCGGGAGGCCATCGCGGGGTTCGACG